TCGCGGCGGGCGTGCTGGTCAGGCCGAGCATCAGCAAGCAGCTCGCGAAACGATGAGATCGCCTTTTGAGTCTTGCCCATTTCGGCCAGCTCGCGCCGGGTTTCCTTTAGCGAGCCGGCAAGCCCCTTGTTCCCGGCCAGAATGTTTTTGAGGGGCTTCGTGATGTTGTCGATCATGTCGAACATCACGCGAAGTTTGAGGGCGTTATCCATCGTTCTATTGGCTTCCGTAGCGGGTGCGCGCTCGCTCGCGCCAGTCCATCAGTTCGGCCAGGCTGAAACTGTCCATCGTCGACGGCGCCCAGCCGAAAACCGTCGCGATATCGGCCATCGAGTCTTCTACGCGGTCAGGGATTCCATGCTCTGTTTGACCGCCTTCGTCATTAAAAAACCTGCAAAGATGCCCCCCAGTTGCACCAGATCAGCAGGGTCGAGCGTGGCAACGTCGCGATCGGTCAGGGTCGGCGCGCTGATGCGCGGCAGAACCTTCGACAGTGCCGAAACGTCGAGATTGACGAGATCGGACAGCGACACGCCGCGCAGCTCGCCGGAACTCGGTTTGCGCAAGGTCACCTTCGTGATCGTCTGCGCGCCGCGCGTGATCGGCGTATCGAGCGTGTACGTGTTCGGGTCGTGTGGCTGTTCGCCGGCCGCCGTCGAGATCGTCGGTTCTTCCTTGAAGGCCACGTCTTGCGCAGCCGTGTTCGAGTCGTTCTTTTTCATGGTTCGATTGCTTCGTGAATGGTGGTGATGAGGCCGGCCCGATCGTTCGAGCCGGCGCCGTGCTCGAGCGCGGTTACAGACCGATCGCGGTGCGCAGTGCGGCCAGCAGATCGTTACCGTTGATCTTTTCGATCATGTTGACGAAGTCCAGCTCGATAATGTCTTCGCCGTTCACACTGAGCTTGTAGTAGCTCGCGACGGTCGTGACCTTGAAAGAGGTGTCTTCCTTCGCCTTCGCCGTGCCGGGGTCGATCTCCATGTGCCGGCCCTTTACGACGATCTCGATCGAGTCGTAAGAGGTCGAGTCTTCGGCCTGATAGCCGCCGGCGAAGCGCAACAGCACGCCGTCATGCGTCGTGATGCCGTATTGCTTCAGCACGCTTTTCATGAAACCGCCGGCAGTCCATTCCATCTGAATGCCTTCGTTTCCGAAATCGACCTTGATCGGGCCGCTCATGCCGCCGCCTTGCCAGTCCTCCATCTTGCGCGTGAGCTTCGGCAGCGTGACTTCGGCAATCTGTCCGACGAAGTTCTCGCCGTTCTGAAACAGATTGAACCCTTTGAGTTTGCTAGGCATACCCATGTTCTTTAGCTCCTAGTTGTGGCCTGTGTGTGCCGGGCTTTACGCGGTGACCTTCGTTGCGAAGTCGGCAAGGTAGCGATCGGTGATGCGCTGGCGAAGCGTGAGGTTTTCCAGCGGCGGAACCGGCGTGTAGTCGTAGTCGATATATGCCTGGCCGGCCTTGAGCACGTCAGTCGTGTTCGGCTCCGGGTCGAACCACGATGCGCCGCCGATCAGATAGCCGAGCGAAACCCATTGCCGGAATTTGCCGTTGATGCTTTCGATGATGTCGCGGGCGAGCGACGGATTCAGCGGGCCGTCGACAACAGGCATTTGCGCCTGTGCGATCGAGTCGCCGACGACTTGCGCCGTGCGCGTGTAGTTCTCGAACGCAAACAGCGGATCATCCGAGCAGGTGCGTGAACCCCAGAAGCGATACCCGTCCTGATTGATGAGCGTCGTCACTTCCTGTTCGTTCAGGTAGCCGGCATCGGTCGCCGGGTCCATCAGATCCCATGACACGTCAGCGGCGATACCCGTCACGCCATTTACAGCGACGTTCGAAAGCGTCTTGTGCCAGCCAGTATCGTTGTCGATCTTCGCGCGCAGACCCATCGCATACGCGACGGCCGGCACTTCGACCGTTGCGCTGGTGGTGTCATCCCACGCGAGGAAATTCGGCCAGAGAATCATCAGCTCGCGCGCGGCGAACTGTTTGCGATACGTGGTCGCTTCTTCCTTCGTCTTGGCGCCGCTCGCATACGCATAGGCGAAGCCCTTGAGCGCCTGAGCGGTCGTCACGAGCGCAGTCGCGACCGGTTGCGTATCGAGGAACGGGGCGCCGAGAATGCGCGGCTTCACGCCGAGCTTTGCCTGTGCGGCCAGCAGCGCTTTCATGCCGGTGTATTTACCATCGGCCGTAACCGTGCCGATGACGTTCGAGGTCGTTTCTGCATCGTCGGCGCCTTCTTCGACGCGCACGACGACCGTGATCGGCTTCGTCTGTGCGCCGATGGCCGTCAGTGCCTTGCGCAGCGTGCCTTGTGTGCCGGCCTTGCCGAGTGCCGCGATGACGTTCGTCACGAGAACCGGGGTATTGAGCGGGAACGTGTCGACGTCTGCATCCGATGCCGTGCACACGAGGCCGAGAATTGCCGTCGAGATCGAGCGGATCGGCCGCGTGCCAGAATTGATCTCGACGAGCGTTACGCCGTGGTGATAGCTGTCCTGCGCCATGTTTTTGACTCCAAGTTGATAAGCAGGGAAAGAGAGAAGCGATCAGGCGATCGCGGTCACGAAATCAGGTGCGGACGGCAGGTCGATGTTCGGCCAGCCTGTAGCGTCAGCAATGTCGCGAAGCGCCTGTCGGTACTTCAAAAGCGCCGTGAATTGATCGGTCGTGAGCGTGGTGCCGTTGCCGATCAGCTTTTCATCCTGGTGCCGCGAAACAAGCCAGTCCGTAGCCTTCAGCGCCGTGTCGCGTTGTGCGCGCTTCAGCGCGGCTGTTTGGTCGCGTGTGAGCGGCAGCGGGTCGAGCGCAACGGCAGCGCCTGAGTCGTCGACACAAAGGCGC